CATGCATGAAGGTTGTCAGTGTAACGAGTTGCGTGCAATCCGCAATCGTAATATTGGCATCGCCGTGGACCCGACCGCCGAAGGGTTGCGGCTTTTACGCGAACAAGCGTCTCGCATTCAAACCCATTTGCCTGAGGTAGCTCCTTGGGACTGGGGCGAGATGCCCGCAACGTATGCCGGTGCTAAGAGGGCACGATACGAGCGGGCGGAGGCGGATGTCCTCCAAGCTGGTTGCGTCAGCAAGAAAGATGCTGGCGTGACCATGTTCGTGAAGGCTGAGAAAATTAATGCCACTGCGAAGGTTGATCCCGACCCTCGCAACATCCAATTCCGCGATCCAAAGTACTGTGTCGCGGTTGCCCGGTTCCTTAAGCCAATGGAACACATTTTGTATGAGCTGAAGGGAGATGGTCGATATCTTCCAAACTCGAGATTGATCGGAAAAGGTCTCGGGTCGCATGAACGCGCTCAGCTGCTCAAACACAAGATGGACGGGTTTGACAGGCCGGTGGTGATCTCTTTAGATGCCAGCCGGTTCGATAAGCATGTGTCGTTGGAACTCTTGTGCATAGAGCACGGATTTTATCACCACATGTCAGGTCACGATTGTGAACTCTTCGAGCTGCTGAACATGCAGCTCGTTAATCACGGCAGGTCAATGACTGGCGTGAAGTATGTCGCACGTGGCCGCAGAATGTCGGGGGACATGAACACAGCCCTCGGCAACTGTCTACTTATGGTCTTGATGGTTTCGACGGCGATGTATGGGAAGAAGTATGACTTGCTCGATGATGGAGATGATTGTCTCCTCGTTGTCGAGAGCGAGTTGTTGGAGTGGTGTGTGGAGCACCTACCGCCGCTCTTTCTGACTTTTGGCATGAAGCTGAAGTTGGAGCATATCTCGTACACGCTGGAGAACGTCGAGTGGTGTCAGTCGCATCCCGTCAGAACGTCAGACGGGCTCAAGTTCGTGAGGGATCCAAGGAAGGTCCTTTCGACTGCACTCATTGGCGTGAAATACGTTGCCGGTGCCAAAGATGTTGGTGCCCGCGCTGCTTACGTCAATACCATAGGAACCGCCGAGCTGTTGCTCAATCTGGGCGTGCCTGTGCTCCAGGAATATGCGCTTGCTCTTATGCGCAATTCTGGCACGTCTAACTTGATACAATGGCAAGATACAGATCCGCTGTACTTTCGGGTGCAGCGTGAGCTACACGCGCACAACCTTAAGGTGTTGAAGCGCGTGGCTCCGAAGCCCATTGACCTGGGCTCTCGTGAAAGCTTTGCGGAGGCCTTTGGCGTCACGATCCAAGAACAATTGGACGCCGAAGCTTTTCTCAGGGATTGGGCCTTTCCTTTGGAAGGCGACGACTACGAACCGGACTGGTTTGACGCTGTGCACTGGACGGCGTCACCGTATGGCAGAGATGCCTACGATGCGTTATAGTCGCCTCAGGGAATGCCTAAATCAAAAGCCAATTCCAGCTCGACTCTCCGCCGCCAGCGGACGGGTCAAAACAAGAAACAAACAATACACCGCAGTCAATTTACCGTCAAGCGTGACGGACTGCGGCTGCGCAACAACGAGATCGGACCAGTCATTCAAGAGGCCCAGTTTTCCGGTGAAGACATTCACCCGGCGAACACCAGTTTGTGCCCCTGGCTCGCGCTCATTGCGAGCTGCTTCGAACAGTGGCGCGGTCACTTCAAGTTCATTTTCAAGTCGAATCTGAATGTGACCGAGAATGGCCAGCTCTTTATGGCCATCGATCGTGACCCGAACGATCCGCTGCCATCAAGCACCGGCACTCTCATGGCCAACGCAATCTCGGATCAATGCCACATCTACGACGAAATGTCGCTGGAAGTCGGCGATTCGCGTTGGCGCCTCACTCAATTTTCGAATGCGGACGACACCACTGCTGCCTCGAATGGCCAAGACGTTGCGATTGGCCGGCTCCTTACCTACGCAGAAATTGCTGTGGGCATCGCAGCCGGCACGATCATGGTCGTCTACGACATCGAGTTCCGCTACCCGACGGCGGTCAATCCCGTCGGCAGCAGTGCAGGCATCGAAATTTCGAACCAGACCAAGATTGAGTCCACCAATGCTCAAAACTACTCCCCGCTCGAATCGGGCGTCATCACCCAGGCCAATGGTGGTGAAGTGAAACTGGAGGAGGAAACCGATGGTGGAACGACTGACACGATTTGGGAGCGCGACATCGCAGAGAAGCTGATCAACTATGTGTTTCAGCAGGAGTCCGGCAGTTCAACGGCGACTGATGCAATCGTCACGCCGACTTCGATCTTTTCAAACCTTGTCGAGCTCTCGAACACGCTCGGTGCCGCTGCAGGCGGCACTGGGGCGAGCCAAGAAGCCAGCTCAACATGGGCCATTGAGCCCGTTGGCGGAACACACGTCATTGGAGCTGGCACGCCGAACGTGACGTACGGCGGCACCGTCCTCGACCTCGACGCGCCGCCTGGCAATACCGGCGCCGCCCAGCTCATTCAGTTGATTGCTCAACATCCGG